AGAAGTCTTTTTACCATATCCTTTTGTTGAAAATATAGCAATCTGATCTTTATCAGAAGAGATAGGGAGTCCAACAACAACCTCGTCATCTTCATCTAATTTAATAGTTTTTACTCCTGCCGCAACTCTTCCAATAGGATTAACATTTTTACTTTCAAAATGAATTGACATTCCATTCTTAGTAATAACTAAAATATCTTCTTCATTAATAAATTCTACATTTGCAATAGAATCACCTTCATTAATTTTAATTGCCGCAATTCCCGTACTTCTTTTTACTTTTGTATATTCTTCAAGATAGGTTTTTTTCATTAAACCTTTTTTAGTAAAGAATACAACATATTTAGCAGTATTGCTTCTGGCAAGAGAGGTGATAGCAATAACTTCATCATTTTCATCCATATGAATTAATGTACCCACATGAGTTCCTTTTGAAGCATTTGTTCCAACCGGCACTTCATCTACGATAATTTTATACATCTTACCTTTTTTAGTAAAAAGAAGAAGATTATCAATAGTATTAGTAGAGATAGTAGACATCACTACTTCATCTTTTGTTTTTACGCCTTTTCCATTTTTACGTTGTACTTTAAAAGATTTTGTAGGTACACGTTTAATATCACCAGATTGAGACAGTATAACAACGCAATCTTCTGGAACAACTTCTTCAATTTTTTTCTCTTCAGGTTTGATGTCAATATGAGTTAATTCAGTGCGGCGAGCATCTCCATATTTGTTAACCAGTCCTTGAAGCCGTACTTTAAGAATTCCGATTTGCTCATCTCGACTATCTAAAATCTGATTAAGCATAAAAATTTTATCTTTTAAATCTTCGGCTTCTTTTTCTAATTCAACTTTTTCAAGTTTTGCAAGAGAAGAAAGTCTCATAGCTAAAATTGCTTTAGCTTGATTTTCTGTGAACTGATATTTTTTAATTAATGCTTCTTTTGCGGCAGCCGCACTTTCAGAACTTTTAATCAGCGCTATGATGTTGTCAATATCTTCGAGTGCCCGCAGTAAACCATTAACAATTTCAAGTCTATCAATAGCTTTGTTTAAATCAAATTGAATTTCTCTTACAATACAATTAATATTAAAATCAACATAAACTTTGATACAATCTTTAAGATTTAGTTCAGTTGGTACTTTATCAATAAGAGCAACTTGATTATAACTAAATGAACTTTGAAGATTTGTTTTTGAAAATAACTTATTTACGATACTGATGGGATTAATTTTTTTATCACATTCAATAACAATTCTAATACCTTTTTTATTAGATTCGTCACGAATATTCTCAATTCCTTCAATTTCTTTTGAATCAGCAACTTCGCCAATTTCTGCCATTAATCCTTCAACAGTAGTTCCATAAGGAATCTCAGTAAAGATAATTTTTCGTTTATCAATTTCATACTTACCGCGGACTTTTACACTTCCATGGCCAGTTCTCATAATAGTTGGAATATCTTTTGAATTAATAATAATTCCACCCGTAGGAAAATCTGGTCCAGGAAGCATCGGTTCTTCTCCCGCTAAATATTGATTAATTGCGGCAGCTACTTCATTTAAATTATGGGGTGCCCATGAGCAAGCCATAGCCACACCAATTCCGCTGTTAGGATTACAAAGTAAATTTGGGAAGATGCTTGGTAATGAAATTGGTTCTTCTGTTGTTTCATCATAGTTTGGAAGGAAATCAACATTATTTTTCTTTATACCTTGAAGTAATCCATCTTCAGCAAGTTTACTCAATCGACATTCAGTATAACGCATGTGAGCAGGTCCATCGCCAATAATATTACCATTATTCCCATGAAAATCAATTAATGGATAACGCATAATCCAATTTTGTGATAACCGCACTAACGCGCCATAGATAGATGAATCTCCATGTGGATGATATGTACCCATAATATCACCCACAAGTTTAGCTGCTTTTACATGAGGTTTTTTTGATACACATTTAGTTTTATCTTCAGCTCCCCATAAAATGCGTTTAGCAACTGGTTTAAGACCATCTTTAGCATTAGGTATAGCACGGTCAGTATTCACGGCAACCGCATATTCTATAAAATTTGTTCCTAATTCTTTTGTTAAATCATTCTGCATCATTTATAACCTCATAATTTACTTCTAAAGGAGCACCCCAATCTTCTATCCTATAATCATCTATAATTAAATCTAAATCGCATAAAAGATCTTCTTCATCAAGAAATTTCATAGAATTTTCTTTTAATCTTTGAAGTTCCTCTTCTGTTAATTCTAAAATACCTTCTTTATGTCCATAACGTAAATACCCAAAAACATAATCTAATGGAATATTAAATTTTACTTTTATTGTTTTATTCTGCATTATATGTAGCCTCCGCACTATGTTCTTTAATATATCTTTTTCTTGGCATAACTAAATTACCCATTAAATCATTAAAAAGTTTATTAGCCGCTGTAACATCTTCAACAGTAATTTGTTTAATAATTCTGTTATTTGGATCTGTAAGAGTTTCTTCAATCTCTTCAACGTCCATTTCACCAAGACCTTTCATACGACCAATCTGACTTGTTTTTCCCCTATTTTCTTTTTGAAACTCAGCTAATGCTTCATCATTTTTAAGATATTTATAGCCTTTATTTGCAGCAAGAGTAACTTTATAAAGAGGGGGAACGCCTGCATAAACATATCCATCTTTAACTAAATCTGGACAAAAATTCCATATAAACGTATAGAAAAGATTTTTAATATGTGCTCCGTCAACATCTGCATCTGACATAATAATTATCTTACCATATCGGACTTGATGATAATTTACTTTTAAAGTTTTAGGATCAATAGACCAGTCTCCAGGTCCAAAGAAAGCATCACACATTGTCATAATTTCTGCATTTTTTTGAATTTGTGCAAAAGTAGCTTTCTGTGTATTAAGGATTTTACCACGAACAGGAATAACTGCCTGAAATTCATTATCACGAGCAAGTTTTAACATACCTGCCGCACTATCTCCCTCAACGACATAAACTTCACATTTATCTCTTCTTTCAGAATAACAATCCGCAAGTTTAGTGTCAAATTTAAGTGCTTTTTGTTTCTTTTTATTCTGTTCTCTTGCTTTATCTCTTGCTTTCTTCGCGGCGTCTCGTGCTTTACGTGCGGCAGCCGCCTTCTCAAAAATTAATTTTATTTCTTTTTCATTATTATTAAACCAAATATTTAAATTTGTGCTTAATGCAGAAGTAAAAGGAGTCATATCAATTTTTGTAACTCTGCTTTTGACCTGGGCATCATATCCTACATTTGGGGCTGTAATATTAAATACTACATACATTCCCTCTTGAATATCATCACCAGTTAAATTTGCATCTTTTTCTTTTAACCATTTTTTCTCTTTAAAGAATTTATTAAATTCCCTTGTAATAACAGTTTTAATCTGAGTGATATGTGGTCCAGATTCAGTCAAGCCTGTATTGACATAGGGAACAATAGTAGAAGAATAATTGCTTGTATATGTGAAAGCCATATCAAGTTTATTTTTACCTTCTGAAAAATTCATTGAAAAACGATTATCAAGAAGTTCTGCATTTTTATTTACAACATTATTTATTAAGTCATGGATACCATTTACAGAAACAAAAATGATTGGTGCTTCATTATTATATTGTAAATTGATAGTTAATCCAGGGCATAAACTTACAATAGTTTGAAATAAATCTTTAATTTTATTTATTTCGACTTCTGTATGTGTAAAAAATTCTCCTGAAGGTTTCCATTCAACAAGAGTACCAGAAACACCTCCCGCACCAGTTGTTCTATTAGAAAAAACACCTTCTTCAAAATATACTTCTTCCCATTGTGAATCTCTCATTGTTTTAACTCTTAACCAATGAGAAAGAAAAGTAGTAATTTTAGAACCAATACCAAAAGAACCTAATGAAGTTCCTTCATAAGTTCCATCTTCTCGATATTTACCTGATGTATTTAATACACTGAAAGCTGCTTCAAGAATAGTTTTTCCATCTTCTCTAAATGAATTTGGAATAAAACCTTGTCCATAATCTCGGACTGCAACCATATCTCCAATTATTGTTACATCAATTTTATTTCCATGTCCAAGTCGATATTCATCAACTGCATTAGAAATAATTTCAACTAACAACTGAGTTGAATATGTACAATCACCGGCATATACTTGAGGACGAAGTCTTGTAAATTCAAGAGGACTTAAACTTTCAATACTCTCTTCTGTATATAAATGTTTATCGTTCATATTTTTTACCTTTCATTTTTTATTATATAATAATATTATAACAAATTTTTTTAATTTTAGCAAATTTTTTACGAGAGCTTAATCTGAATATGGTTCTTTAATATAAGATTTGAAAATTTTTGCTTGTCTGCCGCGGCAAGAGCATCAGCCAATTCATTCCCTATAATTCCTTTATGTCCTTCAACTTTGACAATATAAATTTGATTAATGAAAAATTTTATATTATAATATTCATATAGGGATAATATAATATCCAGATTTTTTACAGTTTTGTTTTTGCTATTCTTCCAGTCATTTTGACTCCAAGAATAAATCCAAGAAGTGAGGATATTTATACAATATGCAGAATCAGAATAAATTGTAGCTTGTTCATTTTTATATTTAGAATTTAATAATTCAAATGTTTTTAGAAATGCTTTTAATTCCATTTGATTATTTGTTACATTATCAAATTGTTCAGAATAAGCATCAATTAAATTGCGGTTTTCATCAAATATTATTATACCATAGCCGCCCTTTGAATTATTTTTACCATTCCCGCGACAAGAACCATCTATATAAATATATAACATATTATAATCTCCTTGATATTTTTATAGTATATTATATAATAAAATCTTATTTTTGTCAAATAGAGACAAAAAAATAGGTATTTTAATAGCTTTAGCTATTAAAATACCTATACAGTTTGTTTTTATTTTTTAGGCTTTTGATATGTCATAGCCTGGGCACTATCAGTAACTCCTGCTGTTGTAGGGTCATTAAGTGCGTTCCATACTGATACAGCAATTAAACCAAGCACATAGGGATTACTTAAAGCTCCCATTAAAAGGTTGCCAAGTGCTCCCCAAGTTGTAAGATCTTGAAGAGTTAATCCCGCATATGCGAGAATTGGAGTTAAGATAGCAAGGATAAGTTGAACAATAAAAACAGGATTTCTAAATCTGACTTTTAGATTCATATATATACCTCCATTCAACAATAAAAAAACATTCCTTAGAGATTTGATTCTCTAAGGAATATAAAAAATAGAAGTATATAATTATTCATTTTTGTCCAAAATCCACCATCATCCGCAGTCCTTCTTTACTATTGTATTTAAAGATGTTATCAAAGCCTTCTTTAAAAGAAGGTTCAACAAGCTGAGTAAACATACGGCGAATAGTGCCTCTGGGGACATATGCGCGAGTTCCTTTGCGTTTTTCATTTCTCTCTAAACAAGTTTCAAGATCTTCATCAATAAGAACAATATTGAGTTTAGCATATCCTGTAACGTGTTGAATGAACCATTTTCTGGATCTTGGAGTAAGAGATGTCTGATCTGCTACAACATGATTTCCTTTAGCAAGATTATCATTAATCTGTTTCCAAAATTCTTTAGTAACTTCATCTTCCCGTGAAAAATAATCCTCATCAGGTGATACTAAAGAAAAACGAATTTTATCACGAGAAATTACTGAAACAGCTTGATTAAAATTTTCTTCAATAAAAGTTGATTTTCCTGCGCCAGGACAACCACACATTAAGTATAAGTTAGCCATTATAATTTTCCTTTCTAAGAGTTTTTAAAGGTTTTATTCTATTGCCATCTTTATCAAAATTATGATGCTCCATTTCATATTTAAAATCTTCATAAGTATAATTTGAATAAGGCTTTACTTCAGCGTGATTCCAAAGTTTCCCACAATATACACAATAAAGTTTTTTTAAATGTCCATCCTCGCGGGAATGGGATTTTTTTCTACAGATTGGTAATCCCTCTTTTCCGCAGTTACAGCAATACATTTTTGAAATTGTAAAATTACTCATTAGATGTATTCATTACCTCCTTTAAGAAATAAAGAGATTTAGCAAAATCTTTTATATCGTCTAAAATAAATTCATCCTCAATATAGAATACATCTCTATGATATTTGTCATAATACCAACCTTGGAAATTTATGATAAATTGTCCAAACCGCCAGTCAGGAAAATAGGTTCTATGAATTTCTTTTAATGTTTCATAAAAAGTATCTAATCTATTAGGGTCTCTCATAATATCACTCTCCTTTTGTTTTTTAACTTTTAAATATTTTTATTTCTCATTTCTATAAAAATTATAACAAAATTTTTATAAAATATCAAAAAATTCTTTGTGGTCAAGATATAATAATTAAAATAAATAAATTTTTAATATAAGTATGGAAAGAAAATTTTTAAATGAAACTATTGAGGTTTCTTATTGTTTTTATAAAATGGAGGAAAAATATTATGTTAAATGGAAGAGTAGGGCAAGTAGTTGGCCCATTTGAAGCAGGAGTAGATTTATTAGATAGTGATGCTCCTATTGGTGCGTATACACCTGAAACTTCAAGACCTATTATTTATAAATTAGGTATTCAGGCGGCAGAGGGTACTGAAGTAAAAATTAATAAAGCAACCATTAAAATTGGTAAAACAGGCATTTATGAATTGGATAATGTTGTTGATGTATATCGTTTAATTTTCCCGAATGGAGCAGATTCAGATACTCTTGTTGATTTTGTATATTAATTAACAAAAATCGTAAAGGAGATAAAAGGATATGGCACAAGCATCAGGCGAAATTAAATATACGATTGGATTTGATGTCCAAAAACAAAGTTTAAATGATTTAAAGGCTTCATTAGAAAGCATACGTAAAATGACGTATGGCGATTTTATGAAGATTAATAATTCAAGTATAAAAGAAGCCAGAAAAGATTTTGCTGAAGTTTAGAAAACTATTAAAGTTGTTGAAACAGCTATGGAAAGTGCATTTAATAAAAAATTAAATACAGTTAACATAGATGCTTTTAATAGTAAATTAAAACAGAATTAGTTGACTCTTTAGCAAGTATATACAACTTTTAGTAAAGCTGGTGCAAGAGGATAGGCTTCTTTTAGAAATTTAACAACAAGTTTATTAAGTGTTAATACTGAATTAAGAAAATCACATGAATTTTTAGATAAAGTTGCAAATACATTTGCAAATACAATAAAGTGGACCATTTCATCTTCTATTGTTAATAATTTCTCTCGTTCAATCCAAGAAGCATGGGGATATACAAAAGCATTAGATTCTTCTTTAAATGATATTAGAATTGTTACTGGTAATTCAGCAAATGAAATGGCAAGATTTGCGGTTTAGGCTAATGAGACTGCAAAAGCTCTTGGTAAAACTACAACTGATTATACTAACGCGGCTTTAATCTATGCTCAACAGGGTTTAAGTGATGAAGAAATTGCAAAAAGAACCGAAATAACTTTAAAGACTGCTAATGTTACTGGGCAATCTACGGATAAAGTATCTGAAGAATTAACTGCAGTTTGGAATGGTTATAAAGTAAATGCAGATGAAGCTGAAGTTTATGTAGATAGATTAGCGGCTGTTGCGGCAACAACCGCTTCTGACCTTCAAGAACTTAGTACTGCGATGAGTAAGGTCGCGAGCGCCGCAAATGCGATGGGTGTTAGTGAAGAACAGCTTGCCGCGCAATTATCAACTATTATTTCCGCTACTCGTCAAGCACCAGAATCAGTTGGTACTGCCTTAAGAACTGTTTATGCACGTATTTCAGATATACAGGCCGGAATTGATGAAGAAGGGGTTTCTCTTGGTAACTATTCTGGAAAGATGGCAGAATTAGGTTTCAACGTTCTTGATATGAATGGTAAACTTCGTGATATGGGCGAAGTTATGGAAGAAATTGGTAATCGTTGGGGCGATTTAACTCGTGAACAACAAATTTCTCTTGCACAAACTATGGCTGGTCAAAGACAATATTCAAATTTAATTGCATTATTTGATAATTTTGAACAATATAATAAATCTTTGACTACAGCTCAAAATGCAGCTGGCACACTACAAGAACAACAAGATATATATATGGATAGTATGGCAGCGCATTTAAAGCAATTAAAAGCATCTACTGAAGGTATTTTTAATAGTTTATTTGATGAATAGGCAACGGATGGAATAAAAGATTTAGTAGATGGATTGTCTGGTGTTGCTGATTTAATAGCCCAAGTTACTCAAGGATTAGGCGGTGGAATTGGAGTTTTACAGACTTTAGGAACAGTTGCTCTTCAAGTTTTTCAAACTCAATTAGCGCGAGGTTTAGCAATTTCAATAGAAAATTTTCAAGCCGCAGAAAGAAATGCTTAGGCTTTAAAACAATCTATTCAAGCAGCAGCAGATATTTCAGCTTAGTTAGAAAAAAGACGTTCTGCAGATCCTTTTAATGCAAATTTAGATTATACTAAAGATATAGTTGATAAATATCAATTTTTCGGAGATAATTCTCGTTTATTGACACAAGAAGAATTTTCGCAAGCTCAACAACTTTTACAGAAGCAAGGAGATATTAGCGGAAAAATATTAATTAATGATGAGGATATTGAAGCAATTGAAAGAGCCAGAATAGCTGTTTATTAGTTAATGGAAAGTGAATAGCGTTTTAGTAGTAGTGATGAAGTAGAAAAACATCTTTAGAAGCAAAAAGTATCCCTTTTTGGAGTCCAAAAAGAATTAAAAAATTTTGCATCAACTTGGAAAGATTTTAGTAATGCTTTAGAACAAGGAAATACTAATGATATTAATACTTATTTTGGACAATTACAAACAATATTAACTAACTTAAAGACAAAAGTTGGTGCGGGAGGAATTTTTCAAGATATTCCAGATGCAGCAAAAAAAGCTATATATGCAGCACAACTTGAATTTAATAAAATTGATTTAAGTGGTTCTGCAGACAGTATTAAAGAACAAACTTTAGCAATTTTTGGAAATTTATCTGCAGGAGTAAAAACATCAATAGCAGAAATTAATGCTGAAATGGAAGTTATTAAAGGCACAGATTAGGCAAAATATAAAGAATTACTTCAACGAAGACAAGAATTAGAAAAATTATTAGCAGACATTTAGAAAGATAGACAAGCTCTTGTAAATACTACTTAGAATAGAATTAACACAGAAAGTTTAGTCAAAACAGTTGGTGGAGTTGCAAGTTTAGCAAGAGGAATAGCTCAAACAGGTCAAATAGTAAAAACTTTTTTTAATGACAATTTGACAGCAGGAGAAAAATTTACACAAATAATTACTGGATTATCTTTTGCTATTCCAATGTTGACAAAGGGATTTCAACAAGCTAAAGAAGCGGCAGTTACATTTTTTGGAGTAAGTTAGGCGATGGCAGGACCTGTTATAATAGCCATTACAGCGATAATAGCGGTTTTTACTGCAATCTCTGAATATCAAAAACAAATATATTAGAATGAAATTAAAGCCTATGATGCCGCTATTGAAACTAACAGAGCAATTCGATAGGAAGCTGAATCTTATGAAGGTTTATATGATGCATTAGAGAAATTAAATGAATAGCAACAAGATCATATTATGACAAGACATTAGTTAAGAACTAAAATTGAAGAATTAATTAATGAATATGGTCTTGAAGGAGAAGCTGCTGAAAAACTTCGTAAAAATTATACAGATTTAAAACAAGGTATCATTTAGGCTCGTCAGTAGGCAGCAAAAACAGAATTTAATGCTGCTCAAGAGGAATTTAATGCTGCTGGTGGTAAATTCAATAAAATGGCTGATCATTATACTGATTCAAACTTATTTGAAGGTGGACATCAGAGAGTATTTACTGGAAGAATGTCTGAAAGTGGAGATAGAGATATAGCAGATAAACTTTCTCAAATTCAAGGGATAGAATCAAGTATAGACGGAAGCGGAATTATATCTCTTGAACTTAAAATGAGTGATTCTGTTTATGAGCGTTTTAAACAAATTGAAGAGATAAAAACAAAAATAAATGAATTAGAAAGTGAAGCTACAACAAGTGAGGAAAAAACTGCTTTATATAACAGTCCTCTATATACTCAACTTAATGGTTTCTTAACTAAATTATAGGAAGGAACAGCAGATTATAAAACTTCTTTAGAAGCTATATAGCAAGCTACTGTAAATACTGTATTAGTAAATATTCCTGATTTTATGAATAATTCTATTTAGGGCGTAAATAATTATTTAATTAACAGAGCAGAAGCTATCAAACAAGTAGAATAGGAATTAAAATAGCAAGGAATAGAACAAGAGGGATTAGCAGCAGAATTAGTTGATAAACAGTTATCTTCTAAATTTGGAGAATTATATGCGGATTATGGTAAGGCTGGAAAATTTATTGATGAATTAACTGAAAAATTTGGAAAAGATACTGATAAAATTCAACAAGAATTAGATAAATTAAACCCAAATCAATTGGAATATTTAATTCAATTACTTGATTTAAATCCTTCTATTGGGAAGACTTGGGAAGATATATTATCTCTTATTGATAAGGTTTCCAAAAAAGAAGTTTCTGATTTGGCGATTAATCCAGATAATTTATCGGCTTTTCAAGAAATGGCTTCTTAGAAATATAGTTCTTTACAATAGGTTGAAGATAAAGTTAAAAGTGGAAAAAATTTAACTAAAACTGAATTTCAAAATTTAGGTTCTTTAGCTCCTGATTTAACAGATTATTTTAAACAAGCAATAAATGGAACATATGAATTAAAAGAATCTGCTCAAGAATTTTATAATGCGATTGATAAAGAAAAAGTTGCTGATTTTGGAACTGCTTTAAGTACTGCTTATGACCAAATTGATAAAATAAAAACTTTAAAAGCAACTGGGGTGGATTATGAAGATGTAATGCAAAAAAATTATTAGTCAGTACAGTCTATCCCTGGAGGACCTGATCAGGCTATTGGAATTAATGATGAATTAGTTCAAAAGCAATTAGATTATTTATAGGCGGTTGATGCAACCAATAAAGAATCTGTTGATATGTGGAGATAGCAAATTCAAGAAGGTAGAGCAACTAAGGAAACTTATGATGAAATTTATCAAGCATTAGAAAGAGTAAAAGATCTTGGTGACCTTAATAACGCTTTAGGGGAAAATGAGAAAGCAGCCAAATAGTTAGAACAAGCTATTCATGATGCTATGTTTCCTCTTGATGAAGATGTTGATTCAAAAGCACTTCAATCTTTATCTGACACTCTTCAAGATATGGCTGATTCTTCAGATGAATTAGCAGATAGTTTAGAGGTAGATTAGCGTGCGGCAGATGATGTTGCTGAATCTATTTTAAGATTTGATGATGCAATTCAGAATGTTGTTGATAATTATGATGATTGGATGGGTGCTTTAGCTAATGGTTCTGTTCAAGAACAAGCAGAAGCGGTAGAAGGATTAAAAGATGCTTATTCTGATTTACTTGATTTAGATGGAGATTCTTTATCTAATGATTTTCTAAAAGATACATAGAATCTTCAATTAATGAAAGCAGCTATTGATGGAAATACTGATGCGTATGACCAATTAATGGAAAATGCTCAACAAGATATTGCTGCTCAGGTCCATTTAAATACAGATGAATTTGATGCTGGTTTTGATCATTTAATGGATTTGTATTATTAGGGGCAATCTCTTGAAGATATGTAGATAGGAGCTTCATTAAATAATGAAGATTTTTTAAATGGATTAACTGAAATGGTTAAAGCCGCAGGAATGACGGCTCAACAAGCTACAGATTATCTTGCTTCTATGGGTGTTGATGCAGAGGTTATTGAACAAGATAACGATGCAACAGAAACTACTGAAGTAGCGTCCTTCTATCCAAAGGCAACAGAACCAATCCCTTTACCTTATAAAATTCCTTTTGGTAATGGATTTTTAGTAGATACAATGGACGGAGAAGGATATGTTCAAGGAGTCGAATATGTCCCTGATCCATCTACTATAACAACTACAAAAGAAAATAAGTCTTTTAGTTTAAAAGTTATTTCAGCTCATAAATCTTCTGGTGGTGGTTTTAAATTTAGAAACGCTTCAAATGGTGGAGGTTCTAAAGGTGCGAAACGTAGAGCTGGCTCCGGAAAAAAAGGTGGCGGAGGTAAAAAAGGTGGAGGCGGAAAAGGTAAATCCGCACAACCAGATACTTCTAAAAAAGATCCTAAAAAGGAAATGAAGGATTAGCGAGATATTTATCATGATATTAATATTGAATTAGAGCAGATTAATAGATAGCTTGAAAGAACATAGAAAGTTCAATAGAGATTATATGGTAAAGACCTCATTGATAATTTAAATAAACAAACCGCGATTTTAGAAGCTCATAAAAAGAAACTTAAAGAAAAACAAGAACTTCAAAAAGAAGATTTAAAGAATCAACAAAAAAATCTTAAAAATCTCGGCGTTATGTTTGATGAGTATGGTAATATTGCCAATTATATGAGTGTTCTTGGTAATAAACAACTTGAGATTAATGCCAGAACAAAAGATTATAATGCTTTAATTGAACAATATAATAAATCAACTAATAAAGATGCTAAAAAAGCTATTGCTGACCAAGCTGAAGCTATAAATAAAGAAATTAAAAAAGCGGAAGACGAATACAAAGACCTTGAAAAGAAAATTAAAAACTATGATAAACTTCGTGAAGATATGGAAGATTTAGTTGATGAGATTGAAGAAGAAACTCAAAAGCAAATTGAATTAAATATTAAGAAGTTTAGAATGGAACTTGAAATCAGATTAGATATGGGATAGGCTGAACGAGATTGGAATAAGTTCCGCAGAGAAGTCCTTGAAGGCACTGATGTTCTTAAAGGTACTGAATTTGAGAAGATTTTTAAGGACGCCGCAAAAGACGCTACAGATTTAAATTCTTATTTTGATGTTCACGGAAGCAAAGGAACTATATAGACTCTTACTGACCAACTATTAGCGACAAAAGCGCAGATTGACGCTATTAATGCCACTGGTACATCTGATATTTATGGTGACAATAAAGCGCAAGCTATGTAGGATTTACAGAATGATCTTAAAGAATTAATGGATCAAATGGAAGAAGTTGAAGAACTAATTAATAATATTGATGAAGCATATCTTGATACTATTGATGATGTTCAAGACCAATTTGATAAGCAGATTGAAGATTATGAATACATCAATGACTTAATTGAATCTAATATGGATTTATTAGAAATTATGTATGGTGAAAAGAATTATAATGCTATGCAAAATTATTATGATATGTTACAAAGAAATAATGTAAGACAACTTGATTCATTAAAACAACAAAGACAATTCTGGAAAGAACAGTGGGATGCGGCAGTTGCTCGTGGAGACACGAACGCCGCAGAAAAATTTAAAGAAAATTATAAGGAAACTATCAAAAATCTTAATTCTTTAATTCAAGAATCTGCAGAAACTTTACAAGATAAGTATGTTAATGCTATTGATAAAATATTTGATGAATTAGATAAGAAATTATCTAATGGTCATGGAACTGATTATTTAAATACACAATGGTAGTTAATGAATAAAAATGCAGACGAATATCTTGATACTATTAATACCGCATTTGCAATTCAAGAGACTGAAGATAAATTTAGAAAAGCATTAGATGATACTAAGAGTATTAAAAATCAACAAGCCTTAAAGAAATTAATGAATGAACAACTTGATATTTTAAAGAATAAATAGAAAGTTACTCAATATGATATTGATAGGGCGGAGAAGCTGTTAGAAGTAGAAAGAGCCAGAATCGCGCTTGAAGAGGCGCAATCTGCAAAAACTTCTTTAAGATTAAAGAGAAATGCTCAAGGTAATTATACTTATGAGTATGCGGCAGATGATGGCTCTATAGATGAAGCTCGTTCTAATTTAGCGCAAGCACAAAATGATTTATATAATTTTGATAAAGAGCGTTATCAATCTAATTTAAATGATATGCTTCAGGCTTGGAAAGATTTCCAAGAAGAATATAAAGAAATATTAACTGACACAGCTTTAACTGAACAAGAGAGAGTTGAAAGACTTGCTTTATTAAGAGATGAATACGGTCAATATATTAATGATAAAACTGAAGAAAATCTTAATATTAGAAATAATTTAAGAGAATCAGCATTTGCGGATATAGCTGCATTATATAATACAGATGTTGCTAATTATAATCAAATGTCTCAAGATGAGCAAAATATTCTTATGGGAGATTTGGTTCCAGCATGGCAAAGTGGTATTCAAGAGATGTCAGACGCGGTTGCTGGTGAAGGCGGATTTATCCCTACCTGCGAAGAAGCATTTGAAGATATTGAAGAACAAACTCGTTCTTATCAAGATTCATTACAAGAGTTAGCGGATGCCGCAGGTATTAATCTTGAAGATATTAGAAATGGTGTTTCTAATTTAATAGAAGAATTTGAAGTATTAGTAGAAGAAAATGATGATATTCTTAACCGTATGAGAGATTAGATGTTTGCTATTGAAGCTCTAAGAAATCAGGCAAGACAACTTGTTATGGATTATAATAATGTATATCAAGCAGCTGCTAATGCTGTTGTTCAATTACATAATTTTGTACAAGCTGAACAAGCGGCTGCTGCTGCATATCAAGCCACTGCCGCATCATATGAAAATATGATTCGTAGGATGCAAGCTGCTAATGCCGCATATGCAAGTAATCCTCTTGGAGGCGGGGCTTTTGCAGGCGGAAGTTCTGGTAGTGGAAGTGGCTCTGGTAATGGAGGTGGATCAAATTCTGGAAGTAGTAGTACTGGAGGCTCAAGGAGTAGTAGTAATTCTTCAAATAAAAAGAAGAAATTTGTTGTTAAAACTCCTAACTTTAATTTTGGTATGGATTTAGTCAGTGGTAATTATACTCATATGGCTACTGGTGGATATACAGGAAGTTGGAACTCTGACCAAGGAAAATTGGCTGTTCTCCATGAAAAAGAATTAGTATTAAATAAAGATGATACTAAAAATTTCTTAAAAGGAACTTACATTTTAAGAGAAATTTCTTCCTCATTAGAGGGATCTTTAAATAGTCGAATGAATAATATTGGTATTAGATCTGCTAATTCTACTAATAAAGAAGAGCTTCAACAGAATGTTCACATAGATGCTACATTTCCTAATGTAGATAGTAAACGCGAAATCGAAGAAGCACTTAGTGATTTAGTAAATCTTGCCGCACAAAGAGTATTACGTAGATAAGTAGGGGCGAAATATCCCCTACTTATTTTTTTAAAGGAGAAAATATGGATAAAGATGAATTATAGTTATTAAGACACAAGTGGTAGCATAGAGTATTAGAAATTGAAGATATGTTATAGCTTGTGGATAGTGGGAAAATAACTAAAGAAGATTTTTTTGATATAACCAGATACTCTTATTAGGGTATTTATATAGCTAAAAAATTTGAGGATTAATTTGACTTTTGAAAAAAATTATGGTATAATATCCATGAGGATAAGATAAAACATCTTGTCTAAAGGATTTTTATATCTAATTAAAAAGAGATATAAGGAGGAAACATGAGTATAAGTGAAAAAGTTTTAGATGCTATTTAGATATTAGCAGACAATTCTGTAAAAAGAGCAGATTACGATAGAACAATTCAAGCTAAAATACTTTCATGTGAAGATGCAACGATTGGTAAATATAGATGTCGTTATCAAGACGCAGTTTTCTATGCTTATTCAAATAATACGGATATTACGTATAGTGATAACGCATTAGTTTATGTATTAGTTCCAGGGAATGATTTTAATAAAGAAAAAACAATTCTTGGTACAACTAAAAAATTAGGAATTAATTATATTACTCAGGCTGAAGGCGATTAGGCTTATGATATAATTGGAACTAATGGGATAGAAAGTAGTCAAACTTTTTATTTAGATACAAATTATGAATATGAATATTCTATATATGAAGCAGAAGGCGAAAAAAGTATTGAATTAGATACCCAAGCCATAGAAAAATATATAAAAGAATCTTCATCTATTATTGTCGGAGCTGCTATAAAAACTTCAATAAAAGCTGAAAGACAATTAAGAGGACATTATGGTATTGTTTATAATTTAAAATTTATAGATAATGCTACTGGAAAAGAAACTATTCGTTCATATACAATAGATGAAGATAATATGGTTGGAAATCCTTATAGATTATTATATCCTATTAGACAATACCAAATTTTTGACGTTGATGGTCCGAATTTTGTAAGAGTTGAATCTATTAAAATTTTTTGTAAGAGTTTCCCAGATAGTGTTCCTTTAGAAAATAACACTGAACTTCATCCAGATATTGAAATTAGTCAGTTATAGTTAAATGGCGCTTGCCGCATGTCAGAAAGTTAGATTAATGGGATTGCAATTTCTTTTTACACTCCACAAGGAACTTTCTTTCCACCGGGGACAAAAGGCGGCAATAAGCTGATCACCGCGCAAGTTAGGGTAAAAGGAAAATTAGTTTCAGCAGATCAAAAGATTCCTTTCTATTGGGGGAAAGAAAATGTAGGAGTAATTCCAAGTAATCCTTATTATAATAAATATTTAGGGCGTGGTTGGAAATGTATTAATAGTAAACAAGAATTAGATAGTGAAACTTTTGAATGGATTCCTGGTAAAAATACATATGTTATTAATTTTGGAGAAGCTACAGCAAAAGATAATTGGTTGAAAGTTGCTATTGTATATGATGGTAATGTTATTAGTAAAAAAATTAATATTCAAAATTTAACAGATAAAATTTATCCAATAATTGAATCAAATGATGGAACTAAATTTTATTATGATGTTGGACATCCAACTTTGACCGTAAAAATTATGTAGAAAAAAGACGGTGCAATAAAATAGATTGAAGATATAAATCAATTCCAATATTATTGGGCATATGAAGATAATACAGGAAATCTCGTTGAATTACCTTAGATTTTTGGGACAGAAAGTCCTAATTATAAATATAATAAAGCTGTAAATGATTTAAATGATTTAACCAATGATATTCAAAAAAATTATAATGCTGAAAATATTAGAGTATTAAATGAAACTCTTAAACAATATGATTTTATTCAAAGAGTTTAGGGGAATCAAATTCATGATGTTCAAATTAGAAATATAACTTCATTTGGTACTTTTAAATGCTCTGTTTTTTCAGGAGAATTATATATTGGAACCGCACAAATTACTTTAACAAATACTTTAGATGGAGAGGGATTATATTCTCTTGTTATTAATAATGGTTCTGCGGTTTATCAGTATAATGAAAATGGAGTCGCCCCTAATAATAGAACTTTAGATAATCCTCAACAGATTCTTGCACTTACATTTACTGTATATGATAATCAAGGGAAACCGCTTGATTCAAATATGATTGTAAATGATAGTAAGTGTAAAGTTAGATGGAAAATTCCTTTAGGAAATGATACTTTATTAGTTGATAATATGCCTAAGACTCCTAATGATCCAAATCGTATTGAAACTGAATCATATGTATATTATGACAAGGTTGAAACTTTATCTTATGGAATTGCTAATAAATATGATATTAAAAAGCAAAATAATCAGATTTAGCTTACTGTTGATTATAAAGGATTAAATTTAACAGCGAGAACTAACTTTACTTTTGCTAAACAAGGTGAACCAGGAACTAACGGTACTGAATATGTTGTTAAAATTGTTCCAAATACTACAATGGATAATCCGCCATTATGGCCGATGATTACTAAGAAAGAAGGTGCCGGATATTAGATAAATTATGGTATAAATAGTTCTGCACCTATTTCTGAAATAAATGAAGGTGTAGATAAAAAATTATTTAAAGCTCAACTTTGGCAAGATGGAGAAGAAATTTGGGAAGGTATTTCCAACGATGATGAATATAAAAATTTAAAAGTAGACCTTATTCATTGGGAAGTTTTAAAAAATATATATAATAAAAGTAATAGTATAGAAGATTTTTCTGCTTTTCAGATACCTTCATAGGGGAATATTCAATTATCTCAATGGGAAGAAAATTTTTAGACACCTGAAGCTAATATTATTAAATGTAGTATTACTTATGGCGGACAAGGTAAAACTTACTATGGGACTATTCCTATAATAACCGCGTGGGTTAAACAAGAAAAAAATGAAAAGAATGAATATAAAGA